CGGGTGGAATCTTCAGCTCGAGACCAAGAGGTACCCATGGAGGTGAGAGCGTCAGTAACACCTTCGGCTTTATAGCGGGCGTAAAACATAGTGGTATCATAACGGCTCTGAAGTGTGGGGAGAACAAACTCCACGTCGTAGGTAATCCACAATTCTCCGATTATGACATCAGAGACAGTATTACCTCCTGCCGCTACTGAAACGCGGCAGAGATCGTAGAGATTCAAATCCTTCTCAGCAGGTAAGGTACCACTGCGTACAAAATGAGAATCGAGTACAATAGCTTGAGGTTTGCATTCAATCCACATGGGTATACTCTTGGAGGGTTTCGCGGCATTTGAGAATAATGAATTCAACATATCTTTTTTGTTAGTGAAAGCTGGGTCGTCAGCGTTGTATTGGGCGCAGAGGGCGACATAACCAAGACCGGCAGAATTGGTATATTCAGACCCTTCAGAAACGAATTGGACGACAGCACCTTTCATTCGGTAACCGGTGAAACGACTAGCAATACCAGACAGCCACGGAAAAGAAGTATCCAGGCCCGGATTGATGTCAAATTGCTCGGTCTCAAAAGATGAGGTGGTGGAGTAAATGTCGCCAAGGTACTCGCGGTGTGTAACTTTTACACTGTGTTTTTCACTATGCATGAAAGGGACACCGTATGAACCAAATTTGCCGGCCGAGTGGGCAGCCAGTAGAGAGTTAGTTTCTGGGGGATCGGCTGTTTTTAGAATTCCGTCTTCTGTAGCATAGTCGCCCATTCCAACTAATAAGGGTAAAATGGTCTTGGCGGCGGAACCAACGGCAGAGAGGGCTTGAGAATACCAGGGCTCTTCAGCCTTAGCTGCTTTCTTGCGCTCTTTCTTGAGTCGGTTCTTTTCACGCTTCAATTCCATCCTACGTTTTTCTTCTTCTAAAACCTGTTCTTTGATTCGCAGTTCTCCTTCTCGCCTATACTTTTCAGCTTTAGCAGGATCGACACGCAAGAGGCGCGCCGGGGGAGAATTGTTGTTCACACGAGGCTTAGGAGACGTGGAAGTAGTTTTTGAGGGGGTGGATTTCACTGGACGTCGCTGTTGTGGAGGTTGAAACTGTTGTTTCATTTTATGGGTTCCGAACCACAGAGGAACCCATATCGCGTTTCATTCGTAATCTGCCATAAGTTTTGTAGACACTGTGGATGTGTACAAAACCGGAAGGGAGGTGACAGAGTTGAACAAAGCTTCAATTTCAACAATTTCTTCGTATGTCAAACCATATCGACGATGGAGTTTAGAAATCATAGCGTCTCGATCGAGAGGGGCATTTACAGATTGGACCACTATACAAAATTTCTTGTGCGCTAGTGGTGTGTCGGTGTAAATACCCACTCGAGACATGGCAGAAATGAAAGGCCCCAAAATCGGATAGTCTAAAGGTACGGCTCCAGGAGAACGGCTAAGGGCGAAGGCGCACTTGCGATAAGCGACATCCAGAGGTTCACCAGGAAAAATATCATTGGGATGACGAAGCATTTTTCCGAGTTTCAAAATCATGCTAGGCAACGGGAGCCAATGATAACTCCCGTCTAAAAAAGGACACCACCAACCCTTGAGAAAGGTAAGATCAGTGATATCTGAGGAACTCTTAGTTTTAATGGTAAATCCTAAATTAATAGCGGCTTGTTTAGTAGATAAAGTCCGATTAGACAAACGATAGACTCCGAACTTAATATTACGGGAAGAATTGCCCCAAGTAGTGGAACCTCTTCCGGAACCCTGGATAGGATCCATGGAGAAGGCAATAGTCATTCGGATATGTTTAGTCATATGGATGATCTTGTAAGGAAGAGTAAGACAAGCGACTTCGAGAGCTGCCAATTCAGGATCCAAGCCTAAAGACAAGAGGTCTTCCCGATCATCAGACAAACTGTCAGGACCTTGTGTTTGGTCATACATAGAAAAGTCGTTTTCCTCGAAAACCTGAGTACGGATCTGTGGATTCCACATGACGGTAAGATTATCATCACCAGCAACCACATAATAATCACATAAAGGATCAGAGAGGATGCGACCCATTAAATGATCTAATTGTGTACTAGTATATCCACTTGCGTAGATAAAGAAACACGTACGATCACCTAAATGGAAGGTTACATCTTCATTCCAAATTTCATGGAGGAGATCAGACATCATGTGGTTGTGTTGAGTGGTCAAAGCTAGATACTCAGGTTTGATTTGGAAAATGGCTCTCGGTTTGAGCAGCAAGTGGGGTTTGAAGGGGATGACCTCGTCTGTTTTAATACTAACAGAAACAGATTCAGCTGGGAAGTAGCCAGTAGAAAGGAGGCGCTCCATGGCATTACGCATACGGTCTTTCTTTGGACCTGGCATTCCAGAAATAGCCTGTTCGAAAGAAGGTTTACACGTAAATACGCGACCGGAAAAAAACAATTCGCGGCATTGGAGATGTAAGGTGGACCACACCCCTTTGATAGGTTGATGCTCTGGTTCGGCCCAAGTACGTTGGGCTAGACAACAGAGTAAATTCAAAGGACTGTTAGATGGTCTGCCAAACAAATAGCGACCCGAAGGAGCGGAATCAGAATACAGATCAGGATGATATTCATCTGGTTCTACGATCGGACACAACAAAGGGTATATGCGAAGTGGTTCCGGTCGAGAGTCTTGGAGGACCTCAAGTTTGGAAACTGCCTCTGTAAACGTCACAGGCTCACCATTTAATACTATTTTTAAAGTCTTGTCTACAGACTCTCGATTCCCTTTAAGAATCGGTTTGCTAATAGTAGCAGACCAATTAGTTCCTAAAGAAATCGGGAGCGTTAGAGACGAAGAGGGTGGAACAATAGAGGAAAAGAGGGAGAGGCAACCAGCAGTAATGAGTGCGGGATTAGGAAGGGCATCGGGAGCCATCATAACTTCGAAAGAGGGATAACACATAGTGAAATTAAGAAGCGTATGCAAGATCACGCGTAGTTTTTTATTTTGTCTCCAAATGCAACGATTGCCTAGATGTAAGAGCAAAGAGGGAGCCAACATCCAAAAGGAATCGGGATTTTGGGCACAAATAAGAAGTTTCGGTAAACATTCTCCAAATAAGATCAAAGGATCCATATACGTAGTGTCTGTCTCTTCAATAGCAGGCGCGACAAGAGCTTTCATGTTATAAATTGGAACAAACGTATATAAAATTTGGAAAATAAGGATCTTCTTCGCTCCATGTGCAGAAGCTTTAATTTTGTCCAAAAAAGTATGGAATATAGAATTGAACGCTAGACAGGCCAAGAACCCTGTGGCCATTACATAACTAGAATTAGGATCCAGCCACTTAGTCCAAATAAATAAAGCAGCGCCTTTGACAGGGCTCTCTAAAAACGTCTTAATCCAAGTGGCAGAAGCGCGCACTAGAGGGGATAAGAAAGAAGCCAAATCGAATGTTCCGGCGGGTTTGGGGACAGCATTTTTGCGGCAGCGCCACACGCTTAAGGCGGTGGCAGCTATACAAAAAGCTCCTCCTAAATATGGAAGCCAAGAGTTAAAACCGGAATTGAATTTTTCTACTTTTGAGTGGCCCATACGGCCGAAAGTCATTGCAGAATTGGAACTTTGGAATTGTTCGGCGAGTTTAGCGTTGTCTAAACTTCGTTCTATACGATCGGAATAAAGAAGAGCGAAAACAGTATCTTCAGCTATTTTGGCGCGAATGCGGGGAAAAGCGGTCAACATTTGGATATACAAAGGTTCGCTATTCATGTAAGCATAGACACAAGCTGTGATAGAGTCCATCAACTGAGCAGTTATTGGTTTATTTTGGTATAACAGGGATTTATTGTAAAACAGGGGAGTGTCCACCCAACATTCTCTAGACTCAGCTGCACCTGTCAAAAAATCGTAAATTTTCGTGACACAAGAGGGTACGAAAGACCAGGTAGGAGAAGTCTGTACAAATATAGAAGAAACGCGTTGAGGAGGGCTAAAAACGCGTCCATTTCCGCCGATTTGAATGGCGTTGGGTTTGGTTCTAGTCACACAATAAAGTTTGTAAGGCCCGAAGCTAGCTATATCAGAGATATCTAAACCATCATAAGAGCGGTGGGTTGTCAACCAGTCTAAACTTGGATGGGCAGCGTAACACATCCCTTCCATGTCAGGTTTAAAAATGATCATCTCGGGGTCATTTAAGTCACGAACCCAGATGCCTTCTTGATATAAAGAACTATCGGAACCAGCCATACCAGAAAATTCACGAGCGAGTATATAACACTCACCAGAAAGAGCGAGATCGCAGAGACCTTTTATATTACCGGGAAGTAAAGCAGTTCGCCAATTTTTTGTATCTTGATATACGTCTTGAATAATGACTACATCACACATCTCAGGAAGTTGAGAGCGGAAAAACTGGCGAGCAGCATCTCCTTGGACAGGAGTGTCAGGTCCACTAATAACCGTCAGACCAGGCACCGAGTTGAATCGAAGGTTCCGCGCAGAACCAAAATAATCCAACACTGTGAAATGCTGTATTCCATCTGGGATACATCTGTTGAGGATGCTCCAAAAAGCTTTATTACGATAAGATGCTGCATTAGGGTGGCTGTTTCCAGCACCACTAAGAGTAGCCTCACGCATACCAAAACTGGCACACCAAGTTTTAGTAACCTTGTGTGCGGTTTTGTAATAAAGACAGGGAACTTTCCTAAAGCGTTGGAGAAGAGTAGTCTTCTCCTCATCTTCAGAATCATCATCTGAATCCGGCACCAGAGGTGGATTCCCAGAAGGTGGGTTATTAGAAGATGGAGGAACCGGTGGAGGGTTGTTTCCACTAGGGGAAAAGTTAGACACAGGAGGAATCGAATCAGGAGGTTCGATCGGTTTTCCGGCCTCTTCCTTAGATGGATATTTCCGATTAGCAGAACCAGCTACTATCGACTTGAGAGAAATTGGGGCGGACTCGAAATCATCTGTGTCATATGCTTTAGACAACGTGATGACTACACGAGTATCCTCGGTGGCCATCATGAATGGCCACCCGGGAGTCGCTAACTCTCTCGTCAATGTTGTATTGGTGTCGAATGGGAAATAATCTTCGGCGTTGGCTTGCCAACCACTAAAGCTCGGGAAAGTATTCCAATCAGAAGCTTCCAAAATGGCATATAGATAATGCTCGAGAGCAATATCAACTTGGCACTTCGGGGCACTCCAATTGTGTTCTCCCACGCAAATAAAAGAATTTTTATTCGGAAAATTAGTGGTCATGACTTCTAGAACTC